CGGTTTCTAATCCGTCGGCCAGTGGTTCGAATCCACTCAGGTGTACTAAACACAACCATTTGGTTTTACAAGTGATATGTTGTTGTGGTTCTTTTCATCAACCACAATCCGTATCGGAGTTTTCAGGTATATGTACTCAATAACCATCTTCAGCGACGACATGGGAAGACCCAAGAATCAGATCCCAACTCTGCGTCATCACAAGGTTTCCGGCCAATCGTTCATAGTTTGGGCCGGTCAGACTGTTTATTTAGGCAGTCACGGGTCTCTGGAGTCCATTGACAATTACAATGAAACCGTCAAAAACATCAAGCTGTATGGCAAAACCGTTGTTGATAAAACTGACAAGGTGACGTTGAAAACGATCGGATTGAAGTATCTGGAATCACTACCTGAAAACTACCCGAAAACTTCCAAGGAACCGATCGCGATCCGCCGCGCCATTGAGGAGTTGATCCGTTGGTCAGGCGACGACCCGGCGGAGTCGTTCAAGCCTGCCAAGTTTCTGGAGCTGAGAAAAACATGGGTCGATAAGGGCCGAAGCGTCAAGACCATCGGCAACTACCACAGCTATGTCCTCAATATGTTCCGCTGGGCGGCCATCATGGAGCTTGTTCCGGCATCGGTTTGGCATGCACTTCAGGCCATACCGAAATTAAAACCGAACCGATCGCCGGCCAAGAATCCCAAGGTAATCCATCCGGTTGAGTGGAAGGACGTGGAGGCGGTCAAGCCGTTTGTGGCCACGCAGGTCTGGGACATGATCCTGCTTCAATGGTGGACAGCCATGAGGTCAGGCGAGTTGCTCAGCATGACGCTGGCAGAAGTTGAGGATGGTGTTTACCGGCCGGCCAAGCATAAGAATGCCTGGCGAGGCCACAAGCGAGAGGTGTTTATTGGCCCAAGAGCCAAGCCGATCATTCAGAAATATTCGAAAGGCAAAGATCCGCATGAATTGCTATTCACCGGATACACCAATAACTCCTATGGGAGGGCCATCAAAAGAGCGTGCAAGCGTGCCGGCATCGACTATTGGCACCCGCACCAGTTGCGCCACGCTGCCGCCGATCGTGCCCGCGATGCGTTTGGCCTTGATGCGGCACAGGCGGTACTGGGCCACAAGACAGCAAACACCACTGAGATATATGCCAAGGTGAAAAGAACTTTGGCCAAGAAGGCTGCGGAAGATCTAGGATAATCGTCATGAACCATACATTTACACAGGTAAACGATTTGTACAGACTGAGAAACACTGTTAAGCCTGGGGGGGGGGTAAGATGGGTTAAATCTTGCGTTGAGCCTGATTTAGTCGGTGACGTCCAAAGGTCATGACGTTTTCAATGTTTCATGGAAGTTGGTTGTCAAATGAGGTAAGTCCGATGCGTGCTATTCACTATCTTGTTCTGTCGGCCGGCTTGTATTCGGCCGTAGCCTGCTTTATTGGTTGGGCCTGCTTATTTCTGGCACCGTTTTGGGTAGCTCATTTATTGATGATTTCCTTTGACTGGTGGACCGATCGCCCTTGGGCATGAGTTGGTAGGTTTGTTCCTGGCCGCAAGGAAGCGGCTGGGCGGGTGGCTTGTATAACGGGACAAACCTTGGGACATTTTAGACCGCTTTTAGACATGGCTGTTTTTGCTACCATTGTCAAGCAAAGGTTTTGCGGCAAATAAAACGAGGACATTCATGCAGACATTTGAAGAGACAGCTTGGCATGGACGACAACCAAGAGCCAGATCCGTCTTATTAAAATTTTCGGCCGTTTTCTTTAATAAGACACCCCCTTGTTAAAATTTATGCCATCAAATTAAAATACACGCTCACAAACCGGCGGCAGTGCCGGGGCTGGAGCTTGACGGCCGCCATGTGGTGGCGAGGCTCAATCGGCCAGAAGACGAGGATTCTTTTTTGAGATGGTGAGTCGGAACGTTGTTGAATTCCAAGGATGGAAGGCCGCCATGATGGCGGCTTTTTTTGTTTGGCCAATTCCGGCCAATTCGTGGCCAATTCGCCGGCCAATTATTCTTCGGCCGCGTCGATCAGTCGCCTGATCCACTCCGCCGACGTGCAGCCAGCCTTTGCAGCCAGTCGGGCCAGTTTCGATTTTTGATCCGGCGAGAGCGATACCGGGAATTGCGGTTGCCTACCTTCGCCGAGCTTTGCGACCTTCTTCGGCGGCTTTGGCTCGTTGGTGCGAGGCCGGCCTCGGCCTCGCTTGGTGGTGTCGTCCATTGATGCTGATGCTGTTCAGGCTGCTGGGCCAGGGTGAGACTGGCACCAAAGAATGAGATGGTCACTGTCCATGCGGCCATAATACTATCCTCCGTGATTGGTAGAAAGAGCGTGGTTGTTTGTCAGGCGGCAAAGATTACCCATCGTTTGCCGTTGTCGTGGATCAGGTCAACGTCGATGCCGATCATCTCGGCCAGTGTGTTGGCAAAGACGACTTTTTCCACTTCCACCCGATCGGCTTTGCGGAATGCGTCCCATGTGCGGATGCGTGTTGGGATGCGGTTGTAGATCTCGTTGACGGTCATGGCTTGCTCCTTATTTCCGATCGGTCACGTTTGACCTTACACTTATATAATCGTCTATGTAGCATTACTTGTCAAGATATTTATGCGAAAATTTCCAAAGTTTTTTGAAAAGGCGGTCAGATCTTGATCCATGTGCCGTGCGACCACGCGGGTCCGGTGGCGGGTGTGACGGTCAGGATGACGTGATATGTGCCGGATGTCACCCAGTTTGAAACACCGTTCTTGATACACGGCCATCAAACGTGATGGCGACAGTGTAAGATCCCGAAGTTGAATATGTGTGAGATATAGACGCTAAGGCAGCTACGGACACTGGAGAAGAACCATCTCCAAAATCAATTGTGGCATTGGCCCCCATATTTGTTGGGAACACAGCAGTCCACGTCATGGTCTTTCCGTTTCGAGAAGTTAAGTTCATGGTGGCAAACGGATATGTATCTTCTCCGGTTGAACCCCACGGGTAGATGTTGGCGTTGGCCGTGCAAGTTGGATACTGAAGAGTGACACCTTCCACCGTTGGCGGCGGGTTAAAAAACCACAAACTGGGAAAATATCCCGATCCTGCTACTATGTTTTTCCACGTGTTCTGGCCAACCAAAACGTTGTTGTAGTAATAGGCGCAATGAACCCAAAGGATTTGAGATTGGTCACGGCTTGTGGACCAAGTAAACCCAGGCACGTTGGAATACGTTGGGTCCACGTTAAATATTTCATCTCCGCCTGCAAAGCACGTTGTAACAGTAGAACCCGAAACCATCAAGCAATCGTCGGGAGGACGGACTCCAAAATCTCCTTGAAGATACTCATCAATCCCGATTGCCCACGGGTCGGGGTATGGATCATCCGGCTGAGTGCCGTCTGGGTTTTGTGGCAACACGTACCATGTTTTTACAACCATGCTTAAATTGACAGGGTTGTAAGTGGGGTTTTCTTCAAACCATTTCATTAGCCAAAACGATTGGCCGCCCGCATGTTGAAGTGTTCGATTCCAAACAATTTGCCCTTGGGGGTTAACAGAGTACCATTTTTGTCCAGCTTGATAAAACGGGGCTTGTGGGTCTGGACCGGCTACATACGGGTTATCCCAAAACTCCAAGTTTTGAGCATACATGTAAGTCTCTACCGCTGCCCATTGATTTTGATATGACGAATCCGACAAGACCGCAAACCACGTTTGAAGTTTTACCCGAATGACGCGAGAACCGTCCAGAAATATGTAAGACTCCGAAGGCACGCGGGCCGCAATTGAGTTTTCAACAATCGCCGAATCTTTGTTGGTAAACCCGGCCGAATACGGTAAATTTCCTACAAATTCAATTTTACAATTGCCTAGCGAATTCACATTCAACGATTGTGGCAAAGCGCCCTGAGCATCATCAGAGCCGTATCCGTACAAATAGCCCAATTTAATTGGGCCTTGGAAATAGGCTACGCATGTGGACGCAGGAACATTTCCGCACGGAGAAAACTCGTCAGCTGGCTGAAGTGACCTCGCTGTATTTCCTAAAGTCCATAATCCCTTAAATGCTAAATCTGGCCCATAAACAGGCGGGCTTAACGGTGCTGAATTGCCAATGTTGGCGGCGTGCAAAACAAAAGATTGCCATGCACCACCAACGTCGTTTGGCACCTGTTGAACAGTTGGCAAATCCAAATAAGGATCAATTGTAGGGGCCAGCACTTGCGGAGAGCCGTACAACGTGTTGAAAAATCCTTGCCACGCAAAACCAGCATATCCACGTGCTTGCCGTAAAAGTCCGTTATTGTCTGTGAATTGAAACAGGCGAAAGTCTTGAATGTTTTCCAAATATGGTTTGTTGGGCGCCACGGGGTTCACGACCCATTGGCCCTCTGTGTTTTTAACATCCAGCCACAAATATTCCAGTGTTCCTGCTATTCCCCAAAACGTTGATGGAATAGGCGGGGCAACAGGAACGCATCCCGTTTTTCTTAAAAAAAAAGCGGTTGACCCGTGTTTTGATCGCGTTTGGCTCGATAGACCCAGCCGACTGTGGCGGACTGATTGTTCATCTCAAAAGCCGGATCAAAGCCGGGTGCACCTTTTTGGCTGGTCTCCTGCCAAGAGCCATCGGCCGCACGTGTGACGCGGGTCCAAGAATACTGCGTGACGCTGCCGACCACGGTGGACGCGGTGATCTTGATCGTGAACTCGCCAGGGTCGATTTGTTGCAGCGTGACGCCGTTGGGAGTCACGCACCCGCGTAGGCCATTTAAGTTCAGGGCTTTTCGTTCACTCATGTCGTTGGTGGAGCTGACCCACCCCTCACGTAATCGTATTGGGCCACCGTTGGAATGCCGGTGAGCGTGTAAGAGAACGAGATCTTGGAGACGTCGTTGACATCAGCCGAGACCTTGATATTGGAGAAGTAGCCAAAGCAGGCGTGATAGACCGTGCCCACCAGCACCTTGAAATAGTATTGGCCAGATGTGAATGGTGTGATGGCACCGGAATAGGTCGGCACCACCGAGGACGGTTGCACGTAACCTTCCACGGTGCCCGAGAGCGTTGCGTTCTCCACCCAGCCATCCACAAAACCGTTGAAGGCCGTGGTGGGTGCCGTGGCCACAGTGGCCGATTCTTCCACAGAGATGGTGCCATTCAAAATCGAGTTGAGCGTTGTGGGAACGCTGCCATCAGACGGGGCCGGTGCAAAGCCAAACCACTGGAAGCTCACGCGCTGGCCGGCCATGTTTTTAAGGCCGGCACCAGTGAAAACCGTGTTGGTGTAAACAATCGCCGCCATCGGATCACCTCATCAGTACGGGTTGACGGTCGGGCTGGCCCAGACGGCGGCAGGGTCAAAACCGTAGAAAAAGAGCGTGGCGGCCGCCGATGTCCAGAAGTCCGCATACTGATAAACGCGGTTGAGATAACTGTCGTAGCTGTTGGTCAGGGTCAGGTTGGGATACATGCCGGCCGGTTGCAGCGTGCTGTTGGAGCCGTTGGACGTGGCCATTGGCGGCCGATACGTGGCCCAGCCGTAGCTTGTCTGCTTCCATGTGATGTTGCTGGTGGAGTTGCTGGTGGCCGCTGGTGTGATCGGGATCAAATTCCAGTCGCGGTCGCGGGCCGTGAAGTGGTGCGTGATCTTGTAGCCCATATAGCCCAGCGGGCTGATTGCGGACTCCACGTCAGAACCTTCATACAAGAGCGATCCGGCCGGCCACTGGACGGTATCATGCAGGTTGATCTTGCCACGCAGTGACCGCATCAAGGTCAGGTTGACCAGCGATGCGTCCACCCAAGGGAACTCGATGGTGATCGTGTCCTTTGGCTCGATTAACGTCTGGCCTTTGGATAGCGGGTAAAGTTGCAGATAAGACCAGTTGGGATCGGTCCACGTCGAGGTGTTGGCCGGCGTGCTGGCCGTGATCACGCTGATGCCGCTTCGGCCTGGCGTGTCGAGAGGGTAAGTGATGTTGCTCACCGTGCCGGTGCGGGTGTCCTGAATGCAGTACCCTGTCCGGTCGGCACCCATCTCCTGAAATTCGCCGGTGCCATTGACCGAGACATAGGCGCAGTTGATGCCAAACGAGTTGACAGGCTTGAGCATCCATTCCACGTCCACGATGCACGTACCAGCGTTCTGAATCGTGTTGGAGGCTGTGCTGTTGCCGTTCCAGATGCCGTCGGCTGAATTACCCGAGACGGAATCCATCGCGTTGGGTGCAAAGCCAGAGACGGGCTTGATGCTCATCCGCTGGCTGGTCAGTTGCGGGATCAGTGAATGTTCGATCTGGGTCTTGTAGGCATAGTCTGGCGATGGCGTTCCGCTGGTGGCGGCCGCTGCTGCGGCAAACCTCAGCTTCGGGTCGATCAGGTTGCGAGCCTTCAGCAGCGTGTCGGTGGTGTAAGGTGCACGCCATCGGCCGGAATAGGTCAAGGTGTTGGCCTCACCTGAGTATCCAAAGCCTTCGGTGTGCGGTATCCAGTTCTGGAAGATCGTGGACATAATTAAACTCCAAACGCTGTTTTTAAGCCGCCACGATCTGAGGCCAGCGTGGTCTTGCTGGTCACCGACTGCACGCCGGTATCCTTCGGCGATGTGTTTTGTGCGATCCGTTCCAGTACGGCCAACTGCTTGTCCGGCTTCTGACCAAAGACGCCAGAAAGCAGAGAGCTGAAGGCATGGCTGGATGCCTTCATGGCCGTGGAGACGGGTTGCTGCATGGCACCCAGTGCACCCGGGCCGGTCTTGGATCCGGTGTCGGCGGTGAACTTGGCCTTCAGGTCGTTGACCTGGGTATCCATCGCGGCCTTGGATGCGTCGATGCGGGCTTGTGCCTGGGCGTTTTCATCACGCAGGATCTGCTTGGCACCGCCCATGTCCTGCTTTTCAACCAAGCCCAGCGTGAGCTTGTTGGCAACGGATGTGAGCGTTTCCCAGATCGACAGGAAAACGATGGAGATCTTGTTGGTCAGGATCTGCCATGTATCCGATGCATTGACCAGATACGGCACGATGCTGGCGGCAAAGCCTGCCACAGAGGATGCCGCATTTGTCAGGGCCGTCACCATCGGCTGGATCAGGGCGTCGGCAGCAATTGAGATATAGCTGAAAGCCGTGTAAAGGTGTTCGCCAAGCTGCTTGAACGCACCGCCGTTGGCCACCTGCATGATGGTGTCGGCAAACTTGCCACGGAAGTATTCAAACGCCTGACCAACGATCAGCAGGTCTTGGCCGATGCGAGCAGATGCGGCGTTGGTCTTGGTGTCGGCAGCGCGGCCAAGGTTGGCATAGCCATATTTGGTGCGATCAAAATCGCCCTGCGCCCGCTGAGTCTTGGCCATGAACTTGTCGATGACATACTCGGCACGGGTCTTGCCGGAGGTGGCTTGATCTTCCGCCGATGCATCCACGCCATACTTGCGGAGGATCTGAAACTCGCCCGCCATCGCCGAGGCAAGGTTTTCGCGGATCTGCTTGGAGTCGATATTATCCTGACTGGAAAGATCGGCCACGCGGGCCTCGACCTTTTCGGCCATGTTCTGGGCAATCTGTTTGCCGATCCCCTGGTTGGTCAACTGGTTGACCGTACCCATGTAGGACTCAAGAATCTGGGCCTGATTGCCCAGCCCTTTCATCTCAAGCTCTTTGGCGAAATTCTTGGCACTATCGGCCGTGTCGCCCAAGAGAACATCCGTCTTGGACAGGGTCTCGTTGAGCGTGGAAGCGTTTTCAATGCTGGAGCCGATGTTGTTGGCCACCAGCGAGAACGCACCGCCCACGCCCTTACTCATGATGTTGCCAAGAGCTACAGCACCGACTTGCTTGGCAAAGCCAGAGACGGCTCCAAACGCCTTGGAGAGGCCAGCGGTCAGGCCGGAAAGATTGGTGCCGATCGAGACGTAGAGCTTGGAGATCTCACCGGCCATCGCTAAACATCTCCTTGATCGACTCGATTAACTCATGCCGCGTGTGTGGCTGTAATAATCCCGGCGGATCAGATTCAGGCGTCACCAGTGCGATGGCCTGAATCGGCGTGAGGTTCAGCACCTCTCGATAACTCATGTGGTACTCGACCACCAGAAAGCGGATCAGTTGGTGCCAGTTGACTGGGTCGCCTGATCCGCTGCCGGGTTTGGGTCGTCTGGCCTCTTGCCGGTCCAAGCGTAGGTTGCCAGCTTGGCAAACGCTTCGGGGTTGGTGTTTTCCACGATCTCCCGCACCTGTTCTTTGGTCAGGTCGGGATGGAACTTTTTGAGCATCTCGCCCACAATGGCCGTCTGAAGCTCGATGGACCGCAGGATGATGGCCACACCTTCTTCGCTGTCCACGGCCGGCGGGAAGAACGCACGACGTGCACAGGCGCGGTTGAAAATGGCATCAGCCACGGCCGGCGGCTGGTCTCGCATCGCTTCGCGGGCGATCACCATCGGGTCATCGGCCTGCTTGCGGACATAAGCCTGAATCTGCGAGCGGCCGCCGATGGTCAGCGGTGTCATCTTGTAAACGACACCGCCAAGCTCGGCATCAAGGAAGTCATCACCAAGTTCGTTCAGGTGAAAAACAGGCATAAGACCTCTATCAGTTGGCCAGTACGGTCAGGTTGTTGGTCGTCAGATCGCCGTGGTTGACCAGCGACAAATCGACGTTCAGGATGTCGTTGGGATCAAGGCTGTGCTTGAGGTCGGTGATCATGAACGCACCCACCTTGTTCATGCTGCCGGCCGTGATGTTTCCGGTGACGTAGTCGCCCTTTTTCAAGGCCCACGTGGTACCGTTGGCAAAGGGTGCCGTCAGGTTGGACTGGGATACGTAGGCGGAGACTTCCAGTTGCACCTTCTCGTTGCCGGGTGCCACCAGCGTGCCAGCCGTGTTGGTTGGAGCTTCGGCCGATTCGACCGACTCATCAATCGATCCGCTCTTGATGACCAGGCTGATGGCCGTGGCGTTGGCCTGAATCACGCCACCAAGCGTGATGGGTGTCAGGAGGACGGTACCTCCCTTGAACGTTTGCGGGTTGCCCTTGGCAGCGGCCATTGCTTAATCCTTTCAGGACGGGGTGATCATGAAATCGACGGTGAACTCAAATGACCAGACATTGGCCTGACCGGTCTCGACGGGTGTGGCAAAATCTTCCGGCTCAGCCTTGACGTTGATCAGGCCGGGACAAGTGAACGATGACAACAAGGTCATGGCCGTAAAGCCGTTCTCGTAGGCCGCCACGGCGTCGGTGTCGAGCAGGGCAAAGCGATAACGGTGGGTGTCGATCTGCAAGCCCACGTTGGCGTATTCGCGGCTGAAGCCCATCGGCCGATATGTGGCCACCGGCGGATCATCTGAGGCGGGTGCATACTCCAGCCACAAGGCCGGCAGCGATCCCGCGTTGGCCGCCCAATAAGTGGCAATCTTGGCTGGCAGATCGTTCATGCTGGCACCGCCAAGGCCGGCTTGCGGCGAACGAGGCTGATTTCCGTGTGGTGTCCGCTCAGGCCGGGATAACGCACGGAATCGACCTGGCCAAGGAAGGTCACGCCATAGTCGGCGACCACCTTCACCCAGAACTTGGTTTCCACAGGCTGGGCATATTCTTTGGGCAGATAGACGATGTAACGGGCCTCAGTCTGCTCAAAGTTGCCCGGCTCGACATATCGGCTGGTGTTCTTCTGGTCCACCCGGCATCGGCTGGAACCGACCTTGGCCAGCGTCTGCGTGACTTGACCAAACGAGCCTTGGCCGTTGGTCTCCTGATAGATCGTGGCCGTGGCGTTGAGCAGGTGTGCTGGCAGGCTCATTTGGTGCCTGCTTTCTTGAGAGCGTCGGCGATTCTTGCCTCAATTAACGGCAGGCATTTTTCAAATGATGGTTCGAGGTAAGGCCGTGGCGGGAATGTGCCGCGCTTCGTTTTTCCACCCAGCTCTTGAAGCCGTGCGTAAATCAAGTTGTCCACAGGCCCGACCTTGGCAGAGAACCTATCCTTGGACGGCTCAACTTGAATTGACGAACGCAAATGACCGCCCTGTTTGTGCGGTGGCTCACCGGGTGCCGATGGCTCGCCGGGGAAAGCACCTGGTACCGAAAGAGCATCTTTTGTAGCTCTGTTAACTTTCAGTGCCGACCATTCCACAGCGTTTATAATGGCACGCTGTGCGTTTGCTGCGTATTTGTTGCCACGCCACGTGATCTTTACGTTGGTTGTCGCCACGGCATCACCCCGCTGTGTAAACGCGATAAGGCTGGATCAGGGTGGAAATATAAGGCGGCAGACCTTTCAAAAAGGCCGTGTTCATCGTGTAGCTGTAATCGCCGATCGACTCGCTGGAGACGATGCTGCTCTTGCCTTGCATGTCGAGCATCCACGTCATCACCACACCGATCAGCATGTCTTGCGTGGTCTGGTCGAGGCCGGCGGAAGTATAAGTCACAACGATATTGGTGATGCCCGGGTCCCAGCCCAGCACCTGATTCCAGAATCCCTTCCACATGCGGCTGACGCGGCCTTCGGAATCCCAGTGGATGCTGGTCATATCCATCGCGTTGCCGTTGGAGGTGATTGAGTCCACCGAGGCCACTGGTGTGCAGTTGAGCCAGAGAATCGACTGGTTCTTGCCGCTGAATGTCTGCGTCTTGCTGCCGGCCGTCAGGTCACGTCCAAGAGCTTGCACCAGATACGCCTCAGCCGCGTTGGCAAGAGCCTGAAGCGGCCCCGGTGCCAAGCTGGCGAGTTGCGGATACATGCTTGTGACTTGCGGGCTGACTGGCATGGTAAGCCTCTTGTAAATAAATTCAGGGTGATATGACGACCACCCTGAACTCTTTCCATCCAAGCCGATCACCCGGCTTGAAATCAGGGTCAGACGGTGATGTCTGACCCCCGGCTCGCAAGGGAGGGATAAGCTCCCCGGCCCGTTATTGCATTACTTGCTCTTCAGCACGCGGATGGCGTTGGGCTGAACAACACGGCCACCACGACGAGCACGAAGAACAAACTCATAAGAGCCGTTCTTGTATGCGGGCTGGTCGTTGACCTTGATGGTCGGGCTGACCCGATCCAGCATGTAATAAGCGGCCTTGAAATCGCCGTAGTACAGCGGCAGTGTGCCGGCCGTGACCGACAGGCTTGGCATGTTTTCCGAGATGATGATCGGACGGCCCAGCAGCGAACCGTTGGCCCACGTGGTACCGCCGCCAGGCGTGGCGCCAATGAAGCCATAGTTCGGCAGGAAGAGCGGACGGGACTGGCTATCGACCAGAGACGCGATCGCACCCAACGTGGACGAGTTCATCAGCCAGGCACCTGTAGCACGGAACTGCTGCGGTGTCTGGTAGAACATGTTGATCACGTCCTGATACGTGATCACGGCACCCGTGGTGGTGGCGGTGATTTGCGTCACGACACCCGACTCGGTCAAGCCATAGGGTTGGCTGGAACCGGTACCGGCGATGATCGCGGCATCCGTAGCCACGGCCAGCGACTTTTGGAAGATGTCGGGGATCAGCGTGCTCAGGCCATAAGCGTTGTCTTCGAGGATCGAGATCGAAAACAGGCCATAGGCCCAGACTTCGTTGACGTTGATGTCGATCTGCTCAACCGTCAGGTTCGAGCCTTGATCGGTCGGGCTGGCCGGCGTTTCACCGCCCCACGACACCGTCACCGGATAGGCCGGATAGATGTTGTTGGTCGTCTTGACGCGGGGGAAGCGGGTTGTCAGCGTGGTGGTCGGGATGGTGCGGACAGCGTCCTGAAGCATGCCGGCCTGCGGAGGCGTCATGATCAGTTCGGACCACTGGATCGGCACCAGCGCGGCACCGCCACCAGCGGTACCAGCGGCCACGCCTTCGGTGAATGCCTTGCGGACCAGCTCACCGGCACCGGCGTAGTCACGGCCACCAGACCGCATGAACTTGAGCACTTCGCGGGTGAACTGCGGCGTGCAAGCCTTGGTGATGGTTTCTTCGGAATAGCCTTCCGACAGGTAGGCTTCCACGGTCTCGGGCTTGGGTTCAATAGCGGGAATCAGGTTCTTGTTGGTCAGATTGACCTTGAACATGCCGGGCTGCGGCACGTATCCGCCGGGCGTGGCCTTCACGTCATAAACGTGGCCAGGCCGATTGGCGGCCGGCACTTCGTTGGCCCATGCGTTGTTTTGTTCGATGGTCGCCTTGAGGGCAACACGGCTGTTTTCCAGCTCGGTCGCTTTGGTCACGGCGGCGTTGATCTCGGAAAGGCGGTCGCCCACCTTCTTCATTTCAACGGCTTCATCCGTGGTGTAGGTTTGCTTGGAAACAAGCTCGGAAGCACGCGCCTTCAACGTCGCGGCTTCGGCCTGCAATGCAGCCAGTTCGTGGTTTTCGGCCATGCTTCTAACCTCTAATTCGGGCTAAGTTAAACTCATGGCCTGCCCGTAAAGGGCCACAAGCACGTAATGTCCTTACATTATCACCGTTAAAAGCGATTATGCAAGTGCAGGAGGTTTGTTGGTCGGGTCAACCGTGGTAGCGACCACAGAATAAGCGTCCCAGCCCCAGCCCTGAACGTTCTTCTCGCCGATCCAGCAATAGCCATTCTGGCCCCAGCGGGTGCCCCAGCTATTCTGCATTTTGATCAGCCATTCACCGGTCGCTGTGCGTTTCATCCCCATGCCGCCACACACCGCGTGGTTGTGAGCACCGGCATGATTCTGTGGCCGGCCAAACGAGTCCAGCGTGTTGAAATTGCCATTGACCGACAGACTGAAGTTGAACGGCTGACGGAGCTGCGCGGCGATGCACAGGCTCTTCCAGTCTGGCAGAGCGTAACCGATCTCGATTTTATGGTTGGCCGCGTTGGCCTTGGCGGCCGCTGAGATCATCGTCGGGTTGATCAGGCCATAAAGCACCAGCGGCTCTTCGCATGTGCCTTCACGGCTCAGCAAGGCCAGTGCGTCGGCAATGGACGAGCCGGTGTCCCAGCCATTGCAGAGCTTGGCATAAACGTACCAGGCCGAAAGAGCTTCATAATGCTGGCCTGAGATCCATCGTGCGATCTCCAGCGAACTGGCGGCTGCGTGACCGTTGCAGGCACCACGGCCGTTCTGGTCCTTGATCTTGATCGGGTAGGCGGCATCGGTCGTCAGGTCATACTCACGCCACTCGGAGACGGGTATATCCGGCAACGCGGCCGCCGTCATCAGCCGTTGCGTCGATGGCCGGTTGCCGAGATACCGCCACTCACCGTCAGGCGTTGGCCATGCTTCGAGACGTGTCGTCATTTGACGGCCTCCGCCAGCTTGACGATGTCATCCAGCGTCTTTGGGCTGGCCACCTTGATCAGCTTGCCGCCACCATCCTGAAGGATCACGCACGGTGTGCCGCTGGTTGTAAGCTGCTGCCGAAAGCCAAGAGTGTCGATGTCCTGCTCGATGGTTGCGTAGGTGCGGAACTCGATGCCCTTGGCTTCCACGGCCTTTCTCAGGTCGGTACTGGTGCGCCATGCGGCCTGCTCCGGATTGTTCGCGTCCACGATCACGCTGAACCACTTGACGCCGGCAATCTGGTCAGGCACCGGCGGCGGCTTGGGCCGTGGTTTCTCCGGCTCAGGCACGACATCGGCCGAGCGGATCACCGTCACGCGGCCAGATTGCTTGCCGACCAGGTAGGTGTTACCGGCATCGCTGAACGTCCAGGACGGTTCAGAGATCACCGGCAGCGATTGAGCGGTCAGATCGGCCGGCGGTTCGGCCGATGACTGCTGAAAAGTTAAAAGTAAAGTAAGTAACGCCAGTAATGGCTTAGACATAAGTCGTCCTGTTTTGGGCCGGTCATCCTCGATAGGCGGCCTTGGCGGTCTCCTGGCATCCCTCGACCCATTGGCCAAGTTCATCAGCGGTAAACGTTGCGGCCTGTCCAGACCGGATTTTGGCGGCCAGCCGCTCCAACAGATCGGGGAGGATCTGCTGGAGGATCGGCACAATCACAATCTTGACGATCGGCCACAACAAAGCGAACGGGATCACGGGGAAACCCATGTTGGACCGTTCGTCAGCGTTGTTGACGATGTGCGGCGTGCTCATTTGCTGCACTTGCCATCAGGGCAGATCACAACCACGGGAGCCACGGCCTGACGCTGGAAGAGCTTGGGCAGCACCAGACGCGACTTGGCAGGCTCGGTCGTCATGAAGATCACCGGTGCGGCCTTGGCAGGCTCGACCACGAACAATTGAGGCACCGGCTTGGCAGCTTCGGCCTTTTCACACTTGCCAGACTGACATGCTTGCACGGCATAAATCACGTATTCAACGGCCAACGGATCACCTGACCTTTCTGGGACAGAGTTGAACTGCCAAGGAATTCTTAGCAGTTGAAGAGTGCCGCCATGCTGCCTCTCGGCATGAGGCGGCCGGCGCTGGGGAGTTTACTCGCAGACGCTTTTACACTTGATGCCCATCTCAAGTTTCTTGATGAGCACCTCGTTTTTCAGCTTGCTCTTGCGATACTCTCGCAGGCTGTGCCAGTGCAGATAGCCCACACCGGCGGTAAGGATGGCGGGTGTAATGTCCACCAGGTGATGCACCAGCGAGCCTTCCAGTGGCCCCGCCACAACGCCGATCAGCTCGCAGGCTGAGAGCGTGAACCAGATTGGGACAGGTAAAAAACCGATCCCATTTGCATCAGGCTGGTGATCCATCTTTATTCACCCTGTTTAAGGTAATAACTGCCGAGGTAACGAGTCTGAAGCCATGCCGCCAGCATCGTCAGGGCCGGGACAAAGATCGCCACCTTGGTCCCAGTCAGCCATTTATCAGACTGCTGGAGCACTGAGACAACCACCATCAGCAGCACGTTAAAAAGGCCGCTGGATGCGATGGTCGCCAGTGCGATCCGCTTCAACTCAGATAGATTAACATAACCCTGAAGGCTTGGTAATCTCTTCAGCTCATCTTCGCTCATGCGGGCCTCGGTGGTGCGGGTGGAAGTGGTTTGGTTGGCCGTGGCCAGACATAGTTTGGATCTGCCAGATACTTGTTCAGATCCGGTTTTTCACAAGGGATCATGGCCTGGTAGTATTTCACCCAGACCAGCTCGTCGGCACTCCAGCGGGCGATGGCAAGCTGGCGTTGCTTGACCTTCTCCAGCGTGGCCTTGTCGAATGCCTGGCCTTTCATGAACTGTTCCAGCGTCATTTGCTGTCACCTCTCGGGACTGTAAAACAATGTCCCAGCACCACGCCAATGCCCAAGGCAAAACCAAGCGTGTGCTGGTTGACTTCCCAGATGGATTGGCTCCACGTCATGCCGCCCGACTGCCACTTGACCAGATCGACCAACAGAAGCACGATGGCGATGGTGATCAGCAAAATGAAGTTCTTGGCGGCGGTGTTGAAGGTCATGGCAATGGCGGCCAATTCATGGGTGGCAATTCGGCAATCAATTGTTCTGGCGTTGGAATTGGCCTTGTACCGGCCTGCACTTCGCCAAGAATCTGATAAGCCTTGATCCAGACCGCGTCTCGCCATGCTACGCAGGCTTCGCCTTCCGCCTTAAATTGCGGTGTGGCTGAAAGTGCATATGTGCAGGCCGAAATAATTGTGTCGTATCCTCTCTCGCCTGCCACGGCGTTGAGATGGTCAGCCACCACTGCCTGAGCTTCAGCTTCAGTCATTGGCGGTGGCACGTAATCACTGGCCAGAATCCATGTGCCACCAAGCAGGTCCTGGCAAAATGCGATGCCGATGTCTTTGCTGAACACGCCATTTTGATCAAGGCAAACGCTGTCGTTCACCGTGATTGATTGAACAGATCTGCCATCTACCAGGCGGATAAAATCAGCCATCGTGGCCCTCGCTAAAAAGTAATGGAGCCTGACCCAGTAAACTGGTAAACGCGATACCCACCGGAAACCGTAATTGTAGGGCTGCCAGTGGTTGCTGATGCGGCTGGGTAGGCGTCTGGATAACGAATCACCACGATTCCAGATCCACCAGGCTGCCCCGCTCTTGCCGCGTTGGCACCTCCGCCTGAACCGCCGCCGCCGCCACCCGTGTTTGCAGTTCCGGCCACGCCATCGGCACCGGCAGCACCGCCAGCACCGCCGCCGCCTGTGCCTCCTGATCCGCCTGTTCCGGAATAAGCGCCGCCGCCGCCGCCGCCAGCGTAAGTTACAGACGACCCGGTGATGGAACTGGCCGTACCATTGCCGCCCGCCGCACCCGCAGCACTTGTGGCACTCGAACCAACTGACGAAGCGCCCCCGCCGCCGCTGCCACCGTCCACTGCTCCTGTTGACCCGCCAGCGTTGCCTTGTGATGGCACCGTGGCCGGCGTATTACCTGCGCCACCGGATGCGGAACGAGTCGCACCGCCACCAGATCCGCCAGCCAAACCCGTCTGGTTTACGCCGCCAGATCCACCTGCACCTGCCGCACCACCGCCACCGCCAGACGAGGTGATGGTGTAGAAGACGCTGTCACCGCCGTTTGAGCCTCTGGCACCGGCTGCGCCCGCCGCTCCGCCTGCCCCAACAGTCACAGTCAAAGCAGACCCCATTGGCACCAACAAGCCTGACCCGGTGCGAAAACCGCCTGCACCACCACCGCCACCGCCTTTGTCGTTCAGTGCGTGGCCGCCGCCGCCACCACCACCGGCCACGACAAGATAATCCACAAACGTGCCAAGCAGCGGCCATGTTCCGGCCTGCGAATATCTCGCCGCTTCATCCAGCGTCCAGATGCCCGGTGCCGATGTTTGTGTTGGCGTTGGCGTGTAGCCGATGTAAGAGCCGTTTTGCCTCAAGACAAGACCTCATAAGACGCGGTGCCTTGCAAGGTGTTATTAGCCGATGCTGTTAGGCGAAGCGATTCACCCTCCAGCAGATTGACTTTTGAGTCGCTTGTAATGACGACCAGCGTGGCGTTTGCAGCGATCACCACGCTGTAAGCCAGGTTGCTTTGCACGGCCGTGCCGTTGTAAACATCCACCGTAATGGCGGCCGGAATCGCTCCATAATTGGCCACATAAAGCGATGTCATGCGAACCGAAGTATTTGAGCCAGCCGAGTTGGAAACGATTGGCGTTGCCGCCGTTGTGGCCGTCAAACTGGTGCGGGACAGAGTGCAGTTTGCCGAGCTGAATATGTTTGGTGCCGCCATTGCGTCATCTCCCAAAGATCATGCTGTAAGCGATGGCCTTGGCGGCCGAAATGCCTGTTCCGCCGCCACCGCCAGACGCATTTGCCGATAGAACGCCATTGGCGTCGATCGTCAGGTTGGCACCCACCTTGACACCGCCAAGAGTTGTTGTTGTTGCGTTCGGTAGTGAATAAGCGGCCGGAATGGCCACCGAGATGACGCCATTGGCATCGGCCGAAATGTTGGCACCGATCTTCACGCCGCCAAGCTGCGTGGCGTTGGCCACCGGCAGAACCGTCAAGAATCCGCTGGGGTTGCCGGTGAGCGGGTAGTAACGTCCATCGGCATAGCTTTGAGTGAGCAGAGAATTGGCTGAATATGTCGTGTTGCCCGTGAGCTGCGTGAACGTGATGGATGTTCCAAGCAATTGCAGGCGTGTGCTGTTGCCGGTGCCATCGTTAAAGCTCAGGTTTACGGCCGACACGCTCGACTGCACCGACGACGTGGCGCAGGCCGTACCGTTGGTGTAGTTGGTGGCCGACAAACAGGCACTGAGGCCACCGGCCGTCACCTTGACGATTCGGCCAGGGTTGCCGCTTGCATCCAAAGAGGTCTGATACTGAAGATAAACGCTGGACGGAGTGCCGCTGGTCAGGCCAGAAGCGATCTGGGTCAGAGTGCCGTTGACCGCAGCTTGCAGCGTCGAGCCGGAAAACGTGCTGTTTCCCGTCCACGTGGTATTCGGCAGGATCGGCACATAGCCAGAGACGTTCGGCGTGTTGGCCGACAGCACGCCATTGCCGTCGATCGCCAGATTGGCACCCACCTTCACGCCGCCAAGCTGCGTGGCGTTGGCCACCGGCAGGGTGTAATTGGCTGGCAGGATGACCGACAGCACGCCGTTGGCAGTCACTGAGAGGTTTGCACCGACGATCACCGAGCCAGCCGTGTTGGCCGTAGCCAGCGGGATAATGGCACCGGATCGCAAGTTGACGACAGATCCGCCAACCGGCCGCATTACCAAAACGCTGGACGTGCCGCGTATGGTAACGTTGGAAAAGCCGGCTTGGATCAGCGTCAGGTTGCTGCTCATTGGGTCACCTGTGGCGAGACATACGCGCCGCCTTCCACCGACCGCACCACCGTGCCGCTGGCGTTTGTCACCTTGATGTCATACAGGTAGTTGCCACCGGCAATGGCTGTAGTCTGCACCGCCGTCAGGGCCACCGTAGCCGTGCCGCCTGTGGCCGATGTGATCGTGATGCCGCCTGTGGCTGTCGAGAGCGTCGCCACGGGTGTGACGCCATAATCCGACCGAATCTGCATCTTGATCGTGCAGCCGGTCAGGTTTAAAGGCGTGCCGTCGGTGTTCTGGAAGTTCAAGTAGAGTGCCCAGTCGGCACCCTGCTCGATGTCCGTGATCTGGTAATAGGCGGCACTCATCAGACAAGCTCCAGCAGCAGGGTCAGCTTCTGAGCTTCAACCACGCCCACCGGCACCGCCTTTTTGGCCTGCTCTTGCTCTTCTTCCTGTTCGCCGGCCTCATACTCAGGCGACTCGGCCGCCTCGTGTTCTGGAGTTTCGGCCTCTTCGTCTTCCGCCATCGCCGTGTTTTGATTGACCAGGCCCAAGAGGTTGGTGATCTCTTCCGAGACCGACCCGAGCACCTCCAGCATGGCCCGCAGCTTCATCTCATTCTTGCCCGAGAGCACGCGGCCGGCTTTGAGATCGGCACCCGCCATCTGACGTGCCGACTGCATGGCGCGACTCATGAACACCTTGAAGGCAGGCGGACAGCTCTCCCAGCTTTTGAAGGCCATGATGCGTGCGTTGTCGTTGGCCGGAATCGTCACGGGCGAGACCTCCATCAGGCGTGCTTTCTCGATCAGACGGATGGTGCGTGCCGACTTCAACCGGCGTGCCTCGGCCGCGTCGGGTGTGTAACCCGCCTTCTCCCAGATCTGTTCCAGCTCAGGCGGCGAGACCATGCTGGTCTGGATCGGCTCCATGCCCACCGAGAGTTTCTTGATCACGCCATCGGCCATGAGTGTCCGCATCTCTTTGGACGCGGCCACGTCGCTGAACTTGGCTTTGACGTAGAGACCTTTGTTGTCTTCGTAAGCGTCGGTGTATTTGCCCAGCGGTGCCGTCCAGTTGTGCATCGAACCGCCGATAAAGCCATCCTGCAAGAACTCGGCGAGTCCGTCCTTGTAACAACCAGGCATGACGACATCGCCCGCCTTGTCCAGCGTGTAGAACGTGCTGGCGTAGCCTTCAAAGCCGCCCGCGTTCGCCTTCAGTGTGATGTCGGTCGTCTTAAGCATGGTTGTAACCCTGTAAGTAATAAGGTTGAGCCTAGTTTAGCATCAACCAGCGATCGTTTCATCCCATTTCTCGGGCGCTTCGTCATCCAGCACGGCCACCACGGTGCAGCGGCAATTCGGGTGCAGCGGGGCGCATTGGACGGTGGCGTAGTAATCCTCTTTGCTTTGGCCGGTGGCGAACGGCTGGCCCTTTTTTACCCGTCGTGGCTTGCCATTGATCAGGCCGATACGCTTGCACTCTTCGCAGGCGTCATCCGACAACAGCCACTCATAGCCCACCACGACTTCCATGTCCTGAGTGCCAGCCAAAAAGCCGTAATTGTGGGCACGGTTGGACTCGGTGACGGCGATGCGGCGTGCTTTCCATCGGGCCGTCTCGGCAAAGAACTTGGCGAGCCGGTCAGTCTTGTCTGCAAGCGTCTCGCCAGCCTTCTGACCTTCCAGCAGTTCCTTCTGCATCTCTTCCAACAGCCGCTGGGCTTCATCGGCCGTAGCGGCCTGAAGGTCGTTGATGGTCGATTCAGCCAGCTTGATTTCATGCTGCTTGATCTGGTCGTAGATCGAGACGTTGCGGACATCCCATGAACCAGCGTCACGCTGGCCAAGGCTCAAACGTGCCTGGCGTGCGGCCCGGTCAAACATGCCGATGATGTCCACCACAAACCGCTTGACCAGCGGATCGGCCATGTCGTGCGTGATCTGCACGCGGATCGGATCGCCCATCCGCTTGAGCACAGGCCCGGCCGCCTGCTTGAACTTGGCACGGTAGATCGGTTCAAGCCGCCACCAGAACGACGACAGGATGGCGTAGAACGAGCGGTAAACCCGTTCTTCGTCCTTGGCCGTCAGCTTGGGTTGCAGAGCAACCTTAGGCTGCCGAGTCTTCGAGCTGGTAAGCGTTCGAGCTTTGGCCACCGATCATGCCCGCCTGTGGTGTGGGTGTAGACTGGGTCGCGTAGGTGTCGCCATCTTCGGTCGGCTCAAGCGCCACGATCCGGCGTCCTTCGTTGCGGGTGATCAGGCCGGCCTTGTACAGAGCCACGGCACGATCGGCCTGAGCCTTCTGGTCTTCGGCCAGTGCCTCGACGTTGGCATAATCCCACTTCAGCCGCATCCGGCCCGACGGGTCGTACATCGGCAGCAGTTGGCTTTGGAGCGTCTTGGCGATCAGCTCATGGAACGGCACCACCGCGTTGATCCACGCGGCCCGCTGGGCCTCTCGGTAGTTGGAATAGGTCTTGCCCGGGTCAGGCAGGCCCAAGAGCATGGGAGACAGGCCCATCGCCGAGCAGATGCGAGCCACGGCATGGTTATCCACGTCGGTCAGCAGCATGTCCTTTGGCTGGGTGCCGAGGTTGGAGACGTCCACAGGTGCCGAGAAGATCAGCGGCGATCCCTGCTGATCCAGTCCTACCGATTCCATGATCGATGTGCGAAGCTGGTCACGCTGCTTGTCGCCGATCTGGTTGTCACCGATCGGGCTGACCACGATATTGGTCACACCGGTGTTCTTCAAAATTGCGCCCGTGTAACCGGCCAGCATGTTCACCAAGGCGATCTCGCGGCAGCAGGCCATCAGTGGCGTGTAACCAAGGCGGTCGTTCCAACTATCGATTCCACGCTTGAAGACGATCACGCTTTCGGGTGCGAAGTTCTCGATCCGACCTGTGCCGGCCGGGATATACTTCCAAGCGTTCAGCCATCGGCTGCCGTCGGTCGGAAAGTCGGGTGCGGTCTGGCGAGCGTCCAGCCAATAAAGCTCACCCACCGTGCCGCCGTTAGTCTGGGCGATGTAGGAAAAGGCCGTGCCCGAGCACATCAGGTCGGTGATCCATGCCGAGATCATCGCATGGCCGGAATAGATCGGGTTGGGCTGGTGGAGGACATCCAGAATCGGGTGGCCTTCCAGCTCCACTTCTTCACCAAACTTGGTGCACATGTAGAGCCGCAGCGGCACGCTGGTGATGTTGCGTGTGATCCAGTCGAGGCCCAAGGCCACCACCGGATTCTGCCGAAAGTCGCCTGCCTCGCTCAGCCAGTCAAAGCGTGCCGACGGAATCTGCCGTGCACGCTGGGCATAGATCGACCCGCCACCGCCACGGCCAGAGAACAGGGTTCTGACGCCGTTGGATAGGCCGGATAGCATCTGTCCGAAGTAGTTCTGCATGGCGTAATAACCCTAAGCTCAGGAATAAGATCACAACACTATACCAAATTCAAATAGCGACCCCCACCTTTCTCATCAAGTAGTTGAACGCCAGACTGAGTGCATCCACCTGGTCATCGGTCTGGCCATCTTCGCCGTTGAAGTCGGCCACCTCGTCGAGGAAGGCCGTGATCCAGTTGCCCTTGACCAGCACGATGCCGCCTTTGGCCGATTCCTTGGCGGCCGGCAACGCTCGCTGGTACTTGCTGCCCGATGGCGACTCCTCGACCACGTGATAATCCAACAGGTTCTGCCGCACATACTGGTTGGCCCGCTTGCCGGCTGATCCCGGCTCGCGTTCCAGCAGCACGGTCACATCCTGACCATCGGCATCGGCCGTTTGCTTCTGGATGGCGTCCAGCTCATCCGGCCCCCACTGGCCACGGATGACCGAGTCCACGTAATACTTGCCGTTGATCTTGTGCATCCGCAGGCCCACCGAGTGATCGCCACCGCCCGGCGTCGCGGCACAGTCCCATGCACGCACGCTCAGCCGCTCGCTGGCCGGCAGTGCATCCACCGACTGGAACCATGTCCGTTTGAAGAGGGTGCCGCCCGGCTCGACAAACTCGCCCAAGAGTTCCTGCCGCTGCCAGTCGGCTGAATAAGCCCCCTCAAGACTTTGTACAAATTCCGGAGGGTTATAGACGTTGGACGCAGACGTGGCCTGCGTCATGCTGATCTGGCCGGTTTTTACAAGGTCATACATCCAGTGCCGCGTGCCTTTGGGTGTGGACGTAAGCCAGATGCGTCTTGGCTCGCGACGTAACCGGCCAATGCACACAAGCCAGGTTTGATGATCGACGTATCCGGCCTCGTCCACCCAGATCCAACCGGCATTTACGCCCCGCAGCCTGTCGGGCTTGTCGGCAGACCGGAAAAGGATTGTGCGTCCGCCCATAAGCTCGGCCGTCATGGTGGCCACGTTGAAAGACTTGACGATCCCAACTCCATCCGTCATTTCACGGAACGTCTTCAGCACCGTATCACGCAGCATGGGATATGTTGGGCTTACAACCATGCCTGTAGTGTTTGCCGGCTGGCAGATCATTTCCCAACAGCCGGCAAACGTTTTTCCGCTCCCAACGCCGCCAATAAATGCCCGCCAGGGCGACGGGTCATTCCAGAATTTTCGTTGGGGCTTCGTCGATGTCTGTATGTTCAATTCTGGGCTTAACAGCAATGTAATCGTTTCCTTCAGAATCGACGGTACTCATGTCCACAGGCAAAGGCACCTTGCCGTCGATGCGTTCGTAGATCGCACTCCAATAACGAAAATCGCCTTCAAGAGCTTTTTTCAAGCCCTTCTGGATTAACGCTTTAAGCAGATCTGGCCTTGAGTCCAGTTCAGCTTCAAGAGCGGCCTGAAGTGGCTTCTTGGGCCGGCCGTTGGGGTTGCCAGATACGCCTTTGGGCCAAGGAGGTCTGAGGTTTTGCGGGTTTGGTGGCATGGATAGTTGTCCTCCGGTGTTAATCCGGTGTGCCTACCGGAGTCTCTCTGACTGCGACCATGCCCGTCAGTTGCTCCCATCGTTTCACGATCACGTCGCAATATTGCCGGCTGATCTCCATGCCGTAACACTTGCGTCCAAGCTGCTCGGCGGCGATCAACGTGGTGCCTGAGCCAAGGAATGGGTCGTAAACAATATCATTTTTATCGCCATGATTTCTGATTGGGCGAGCCATACATTCAACGGGCTTTTGAGTGCCATGACCTGTTGGACTGTCATTTTTATCCTGAGATCTTCCCATAGGCTGAAGGCTTCGAATATCCCATGTTGTCGATTGTGTTCTGTCTCCGCACCATTTTGAAGATTGCCCGCTTCGAACTGCATACCAACACGGCTCATGTTGCCAATGGTAGTGCCCACGAGAAATTACAAAATTAGGTTTGCGCCACACAATCTGCGATCGAATTTTAAACTGCGCATTTCGAAGGTGTAACGCTAAATCGGCCGCAAAAACCCCAGCATGCCAAACATATGCTACATGACCAGGAAACAGTTGATATGTTAAAGTCCAATCAAACACATCATCAGACGTTACAAGTCCCGTTGATGCTAGTTTTGTACCATCTAAAAAACCTTTTACTTTTCCTTCTCGCCAATTAGGATCGTATTCGACTCCATATGGTGGATCAGTAACCATAATAAATGGCTTCTGCCCATCCATCAGCCTTGCCACATCCTCAGCTTTTGTCGAATCACCGCACAGCAGTCGATGCTCACCAAGAATCCACAGGTCGCCCGGTTTTGTGATTGGGTCGGCCGGCGGCTCAGGCACTTCATCCTCAACGACTTCGGTTTTCCCGAGCATGTCGTCGGCCAAGCCCTTGATCAGGCCGTCTATTTCGCTTTCGGTGTAACCGGCCGCCTCGATCTCATAATCTTCCGACTGCAACGCTCGCAGTGTTTCGGCAAGCGCCGTGTCGTCCCATTCTGCAAGCTCGGCCGTCCGATTGTCGGCGATGGCATACGCGGTAGCGTCTGAGCCTTTCAAGCTGGTGACGGTGACAGTAATTTCTTTCCATCCAAGCTGCTTTGCGGCTTGATATCTACCATTGCCTGAGAGAATCACCCCCTGGTCGGTGACAACAATTGGGTGTTGTTGCCCAAACTTGCGAAGGCTGGCAACAATGCTTGCCAGATTGCGTTCGCCATGCCGGCGGAGGTTGGCCGGATCTTGGCTGATGGAATCAATCGAAACCGTTTTGACCTGCATCCCATGAACTCCTAAGTAATAACCGTAACCACTGTAACGCGCAAAACACGCCTATGCCACCTCACTCGGCATCGCTCAATTCCTCCACTGGCCTCTTGATGTAAACAGGCTTCCCGTAAATGGTTGATTTTGTGTCCACGTACTCAAAATAAGCGTTGAAGGTGTACTCCCGCCAAACGACATTGCCATCAGATTTTGGCTTGAAGTCGCATGGGACAAGGATCGGCCTTGTTGGCAAATACAGAACAGGCTTGACCTCACTCGGCATCGTCCGGCCCTTCCTGCGGAAGTGGATCAATCGAGATCATGTTGACAGGCTTGCAAGCAGGCAAGGCGGGATACTCCGGAATGCACTTACACTCCACGGTAAGAAGTGAATTGATGTTCCATTCGACCTTTAGCGATTGCAGAATTCTTGGCAGGCCAAAAATCTCGATCAAATGGCTGATGACTTCACGTTGTTCTTTTAGGCTTGTAACCATCGACCTTTTCACTTCAATCGGCATCGTCCGGCCCTTCCTCGATTGTCGTTGTTTCTTCCAGCAGATCCCCGATCTTGCCTTCGTAATCGTTGTAGTACCAATCCTGATGCGTCATGCCCGGCTCAATCTTTACTTCCTCATGATGGATGTCTTCCACCCCAAGCGGATGGTCGTTGATCTCTTGTTGGGCGTAGTGCTCCACCATTTCATCAACGGTTTCGCCCTTTGCTTCGTCCACCAGGACAAAGAAGTCGATGTCAATCGAGACGTTGCACTTGTAGAGCTTTTTCATTCGGCC